CCGCTGGAGACTTCACTATTGTATTCCCAGCAGCAGCAGCTTCTACAGCGATTATAAGAATCGCCTAGCCTTAAATGGCTATCATTAACGGTTGGGGTCGAGGCACCTGGGGTCAATTAACCTGGGGCGAACCCATTCCCGTTACCCTTTCAGCGCCTTCAGCGGCAACATCTGCTTTAGGTACTGTATCAGTTGTAGCTAAAGCAAAAGTATTACCTAGCGGTCTATCAGCAACAGCTACTAATGGCGGTCTTGCAGTAGAAGCGGGCGGTCAAATCGGAGTTAATGGCTTTGCAGGCGCATCTGCTTTAGGTACAGCAACTACAGTTTCAAACAATATTTTAAATGTTTCAGGTTTAGCAGCAACTTCAGCTGTAAGTGGTGTTGGTGTAAATGCTCAAGCTGTGGCAACTGTTGCAGGAGTTACAGCAAGCGTAGGCTCAGTATCAGTAGATGTAGACGGTGAAGCAAATGTTGCAGTTACAGGCGTAGCAGGAACAAGTGCTTTGGGAACAGCAACAACTAAAACCGTTAACAGATTTGGCGTAGATGGACTTGAGGCTACAACATTTGTCCCTTCAGCTACAGTCTCAGGAGATTGTAATTTTACAGTTACTGGAGTATCTGCAACAACAGAATTAGGATCTAGTATAAACATATGGCAAGATATAGATCAATCACAAACGCCAAATTGGACAGATGTGGCCGCATAATTTAATATACAATAACCAACTAAAGATGGCATAATAAATGCTCAGAGGTAAAAGATGGCAGCTTATACAAACGATTTAAGACTCAAAGAAATTGCAACAGGTGACGAAAGCGGAACTTGGGGTGATTCTACTAACACTAATTTAGAACTTATTGGCGATGCTTTTGGTTATGGAACAGAAGCTATAACTACCAACGCTGACACTCATGCAACAACAATAGCAGACGGATCAGCAGATGCTGGTCGAGCTATGTTCTTAAAATATACTGGAACTTTAGATTCAACTTGTACTATTACGATTGGGCCAAATACGGTTTCAAAAGTTTGGATTATAGAAAATGCTACCAGCGGATCTCAAAGTATTATTATTAAACAAGGTTCAGGAGCTACAGTTACCATTCCAACTGGAATGACGTCTGTAATTTATTCTGATGGAGCTGGGTCAGGTGGCGCTATGGTAGACGCTTTAACAGATTTAAATGTTGCATCTTCACTTAGTATAGGTGGTTCAGGTGTGGCAACAACAGGTAAAGCTATAGCAATGGCTTTGGTTTTCGGATAAAATTAGGACAATATTATGGCAAATCCAAATTTAGTAAATGTAACTTCGATATTTGCAAACAGCATAAACGGAGCTTTAACAACTACAGTAACAACTGATTTATTAACTTGTGCAAGTGACAAGCTAATAAAAATTAATAGTATTATTGTTGCGAATATTGATGGGACTAACTCAGCAACCGTAACAATGGGCATTATTAAAAGTGGTGGCTCAGTAGTTTTATTTGCTTCTACTATTGCTGTTCCAGCAGATGCTACTTTAGTATTGATAGATAAAAATTCAGGTATCTATCTTGAAGAAGGAGACATCTTAGAAGGTGGTGCAAGTGCTAACTCAGACTTAACTTACACCATTAACTACGAAGAACTAGATGACGCATAAGGAGTACAAATATGGCTCATTTTGCAGAACTTAACTCAAGCAACGAAGTATTACGAGTAGTAGTAATATCCAACGATGATGTGAATGCCAATGGTGGTGATCAATCTTCTCAAGCTGAAACCTTTGTATCTAATTTAGTTCCACACTCAACAGGTGGTACAGCTTGGAAACAAACTTCATATAACAACAATTTTAGAAAACAATATGCAGGTATAGGCGATACTTTTGATGCTAGTAAAAACAAATTTATTAAGCCAAAACCTTTTAATTCTTGGGTATTAGACTCTAATGATGATTGGCAAGCACCAGTCACTTATCCAAGCAAAGATAAAGTAGGCTCTGAATCAATTGAAGCATTCTGGGAAGAAAATAATAGAAGATGGATAGGTGTATCTGATTCTGGAGAAAATTACATTTGGGATGCTTCTAGTTTAGCTTGGAATGAGGCTTAACTATGGCAGATTTAAATGGCGGAATAATTGGAGTAGATAACCCACCTACAGCCACTACTGATCCTGAAGTAACAACTTTTAACTCTAGCGGTACTTTTACTGCTAACCCAACCACATCTGAAGTTCAATATGTTATGGTCGCTGGCGGAGGCGGAGGCGGTGGCTCAGGATTTGACGCAGGCGGAGGAGCAGGTGGTTACAGATCATCAGTTCCAGGCGAAGCATCAGGTGGTGGAGCTTCAGCAGAGTCTTTAACCCCAGTTACAGGCGGAAGTTCATACCCTGTTGTAATTGGAGCAGGAGGAGCGGCAGGAGTAAATCCAGGCGATCCTTTAAGTGGAGGAGCACCAGGATCAAACACAACATTTAACAGTATAAGTTGTACTGGCGGTGGTGGCGGAGGATGGTCTCTACAATTACCAGCAGGTACAAGCGGAAGAAATGGCGGTTCAGGTGGAGGTAGCAGTTATAACACACCAGATCCAGGAGGATCAGGCGGAGGAACTGGCGCACCAGGACAAGGATTTGCTGGTGGTGCAGGAGCCGATACAGGTCCACCATTTTTACCCCCAGGACCACAAATTAGACTCGGAGGCGGAGGCGGTGGAGCAGGAGCAGTAGGAGCTTCATCTACTGAGCCTGTACCAAGTGCAGTAGGAAACGCAGGAGGAGCAGGAGTTGCTTCTTCAATTACTGGCTCTCCTGTAACAAGAGGAGGGGGTGGCGGTAGTAGTGGTGGTGCAGTCAGACCTCCTGGCTTTACAACTCCTGGACCAGGAGTCGGCGGAGCTGGTGGAGCAGGTGGCGGTGGAAAAGGAGCTAACAAAGGAGCAGGCATAGGTTCACCTACTAACCCTACTGGTGTATTTCCAGGTACAGTCAATACTGGCGGTGGCGGTGGCGGTGGATCATACCCAGTCGGTAATTTTCCAGGTTTAGGTAACGGTGGAGCTGGTGGATCAGGTGTCGTTATTATTAAAGAACCAGGAGCACCAGGATCTGCATCAGGTGTTTGGAACATGAACGCAGTTTACGAATATGTAACGGAAGGAACGTGGGGAGGATAACATGCCAAAATTAATTGGAAAAGTATTAAACCCTAAACTTCAGGCTGAAAAAATAACCACTTTTAATTCAAGCGGAACACTTACCACTCAACCTTTAACAACCTCTGTTGAACATTTAGTTGTTGCAGGTGGCGGAGGTGGTGGTTCTTATTATTATGGTGCAGGCGGAGGAGCAGGTGGTTTACTGACAGCTTCAGGCAATCCAGTTTCAGGTGGCTCCCCATATCCTGTAACAATTGGTGCAGGGGGTGCAGGAGGTTCTTCTCCTGGAGGTCCAACTGTACCTGGCGTTGGTACTAAAGGCTCAAACTCAGTTTTAGGCACACCATCTCCCATTACTTCAGAAGGTGGTGGTTTTGGTAATACAGCAGGTTCGCCTGGCAACTATGGACAAGATGGTGGCCCAGGAGGGTCAGGTGGTGGAGCAGGTGCTGCTGTCCCTGGTTATGGGCCATCTGTATTTCCATCTTCAGGAGGAAGTGCTGCTTCAGGTCAGGGAAATGCAGGAGGCTCATCGAATAGCCCTTTTCCAGGTTATGATGGTAATGCATCATCGGGTGCTGGAGGAGGAGCAGGTGCTGTTGGAACTAGTGCTACTTGGTATCCAGCAGGAACACCATCACCTAATGTAAATCCAGGCGGAGCAGCGGCAGGTGGGGTAGGTTTAGCAAATACAATTACAGGTTCTCCTGTTTTCTATGCTGGTGGCGGTGGTGCAGGTGGTTTTGCCAATGGACAGGGTGGAGCTGGTGGTAATGGTGGTGGCGGAGCAGGTGGCGGTACTTCGGCTGCTGCTGTAGCTGGAACTGCTAACTTAGGCGGTGGTGGTGGCGGTGCGTCACATCTTGGCACATCTCCAAGCGGAACAGGTGGAGCAGGTGGCTCTGGTGTCGTTATTGTTAAAGAAGCACAAATTGCTACAGACACATCAAATTGTTGGGATTTAAGAACAGTTTTTACAGAAATTAAAGCTGGTAACTGGAACGGATAACAACAAACTATCTTTTAAAACACATCTAACTTATACTATCTTTTCAAGAGAGAGAAGATGAATTTAAAATATTATTATTGGTACTTTCAGTCAGTTATTCCTGAAAGAATATGTGATGAAATAATTCAATACGGGCTAAAGCAAGAAAACCAAATGGCTATTACGGGGCATTCAAATGAACAGCCTCAAGAATTAACTGCTGATCAATTAAAAAATATACAAAAGAAAAGAAAATCAGATATCGTATGGATGTCTGATCCTTGGATATACAGAGAAATACAACCTTTTATACATAGAGCAAATGCTAATTCAGGGTGGAATTTTGAATGGGATTACTCTGAAGCTTGTCAATTTACTGAGTATAAAAAGGGTCAATTTTACGACTGGCATTGTGACTCATACGAAGAGCCTTACAATATACCTGATGATCTAGACCGTCATGGAAAATACAGAAAACTTAGTATGACTGTATCTTTAAGTGACCCTAATACCTATGAAGGTGGAGATTTAGAGTTTGATTTTAGAAATACAGATGAAGGCTGTCAACCAAGAATATGTGAAGAAATAAGAGCTAAAGGAAGCGTAGTGGTTTTTCCATCTTTCGTTTGGCATAGAGTTAAACCTGTAACAAAAGGAATACGACACTCCTTAGTGTGTTGGAATTTAGGATATCCATTTAAATGAGCTTTAAGAAAAATAAATACCAAGTAATTAAAAACGCCATATCAACTGAGTTAGCAGATTTTTGCTATCAGTACTTTTTAAATAAAAAAGCTGTAACAAGACATCTATTTGATACTAGATATATATCAGAATTTACTGAATATTTTGGAGTATGGAGTGATTCACAAATTCCTAACACTTACTCTCATTATGGCGATATAGTTATGGAAACTTTGCTGCAACATGTAAAACCTATTATGGAAAAAAAGTCAGGTGTTGAGTTATCGGAAACTTATTCATATGCAAGAATATACAAAAAAGGAGATATTCTTGACAGACACAAAGATAGATACTCATGTGAAATATCTACTACTATGCATTTAGGTGGGGATGAATGGTCAATATTTTTAGAGCCTGATTCTAAAAAAGGCGGAGGGGACGAAGATGGCTATTATGTACCCAGTAATTCTAAAGGTAAAGAAATAAAACTAGAGCCTGGAGATATGCTTATGTATAGAGGGTGTGAGCTAGAACATTGGAGAGATGCATTTGAGGGAGAAAACTGCGGCCAAGTTTTTTTACACTATAATGACGCAAGTGGTAAAGATGCTCAAAAAAATAAATTTGATGGCAGGCCTATGATTGGACTTCCTTCTTGGTTTAGCAACAGACATAATAATGCATGAAACTTTTAGTTGTAGTATTTTAAAAAATATAAACAACGAAGTTTTTTTAAAAAAATTAAAAAAATATACACAAGAAAACCCCTGCTGCTCTGATTACCCCAAATGTTTACACCCAAAACAACAATCAAACAAAGAACTACACAAAAGTTTTAAAGAAATAAATAAATCAATAAATCAAGCAATAGTTAAATATTTAAAATATCAACCAAAAATTATACATATTCACTCTTGGGCTTTTTTAACAGAAAAAAATAAAGAAATAAACTCTATAAGACACAATCATTCATACAACACAAATAAATTTGGCATATCAGGTGTGTGCTATTTAACAGACACAAGCTTGGGTACAATATTTACAGAAGGTTGTAGAATACAACCAAAATTAAATGTTTGGAATATATTTGATTCAAGAATTTATCATCAACCTGAAAATGGTATACCAAAAAAAGATAGATATGTATTAGCTTTTGATGTATCTATTGAGATATAATTTTAAAAAAACTGAGGTAACGCAGTATGGAAATATTAATACCACTAGCAATAATTGCAGTAATAATGGGATGGTCTGTAAAAAAATTTAAGCCTGAGCTTTGGGATCAAGTAGTTTCTAAATTTAAAAAATAATATGATTTGGTGCAACAATGGACAAGGAGCAAAAACAGCATGATAGCTTAATAGTCTGGTCGGCTATTGGTTTTTTAATAACTTTGGTTATTGGTTTGTCTGTAAATGTTAGCGCTCAATCTTCTCAACAGTCTGGTACAGCCTGCGTCAACGGTACGCAATATTGCGAAAACAATAGCTTGGATACAGTCAATACGACTACGACTACCAATACCAACACAAATACCAACACCAATCAAAATACTAATACGAACACCAATACAAATTCTAATACCAACGTATCGACTAACACGAATAATTCGACTAATACAAATTCCAATACAAATGTTTCGACTAATTCAAATACGAATGTAAACACTTCGACCTCTAATAACACCAATACGAATAACAACGTCAATACTTCGACTTCTAACTCAACCGTTAATTCAACCGTTAATCAGAATGTTAGCAATACTAATAATTCGACTTCGACCAGCTCTAATACGAATCAAAACACCAATATTAATCAATCGACTTCAGATTCTAACGTCACGACTGACAACCGAAACGTCAACGAAAATAATACTAAATCTGATAATACGAACCGAAATATCAACGAATCTAATTCTACTCAAACCATTAATCAAAACGTCAAGAGCAAGGCTCCTCCAGCTTCTGCAATAGCTCCAAGCATTATGTCCTATTCGCAAGATCTTTGTACTGTAGGCCGCTCTGGTGCGTTCCAAGGCCAGGTTTTTGGTTTTTCTGGAGGCAAGACCGTAAGGGATGAAAATTGCGAACGGTTAAAACTTTCAAAGTACCTTTATGATACTGGAATGAAAGTGGCTTCAGTATCTATTCTTTGTCAAGATCCTAGAGTTTTTAATGCTATGGAAATGGCTGGAACGCCTTGTCCGTACAAAGGTAAGATTGGCGAGCAAGCAACAGTTGCTTGGAAAGAAAACAAAAGAGAAAGACCTGACTACAAAGTTTGGTACAAAGAAAAAGTTCAAAATTGTAAAAGAACCTGGCATTCAAATTCTCAACTCAAGAAAGAATGTATCGCTCGTTTAAAATAATATGTTGTTTATTACTTGCAAGTAATCTATCAGCTCAGTACACATACGAAGCTAACCAAGATCTTTACCATTTACAAACTAACGCTAACAATTTTGAAGGCGAGTTAGCATACGAGGTATCTGATGATGGCATTTCACCCGCAATTGATCTTACTTTTGATTTTACTTTTTATGGCTCTACATTTAGCCAAGCGAGGATGGCTACTAATGGATGTCTCCATTTTGGCTCTAGTGGTAGCTATTGTAACGACTATACTCCTGATCCTATTA